ATTTCAGATACAACACCTGAACCTACTGTTCTTGCTTAATGTTTTTGCATATTTCCGTATGTTTCCCAAAATGCTTATTTTTCAATATTCTTAATATTTTTTGTTTTTACTCATTTTTAGTCAATTTTATACTAGAGTGGGAAGAAAGTGGGAAACACTCATCCCCCATATTTCTTTCATTATACCCATCCTGAAAACCTTTATTATAAATTTTATTTGTATACCTTCTAAATATACAAAATAAAATCTTTTCAAACATATTCAATTTATGTAGATATTTTTTCATAAAACATACCTCCTTTTTAGAGATATCTCTTATATATATTTTACCATATTTTGCTAAATAAAATAACTACGCCAGAGAATAGGTATTTTCTTCCGTTTCCCTTGACTTATCTATATTACATAATTCGACAAAATATGACATTATTTTATATCTTTCACTAAACCATCAATATATGTAGATGCTGGATCCTCCGTTTTAGATATTTCATCTTTTATTTTGTTTATTTCTTGTTTTGCCTTATCTATCTGTTCATGATCTAGCATATTACTTAATCCATCTAAGCGTTTCTTTAATTCTTCATTTGTCATTAGAATCACTCCTTCAGATGCATTATAACATTTATTACCTAATTTGTAAAATAGTTATTTTTAAGCGAACTGATTTTCAGCCTAGTTAAAATAAATGCAACTTTGTTCTAAAATATCTATTGTAGGAGGTGATTATATGATTTGCGTAAATATAGAGCAAATTCTAAAGAAACAAAAGAAAAGTAAATATTGGTTTGTAAAAAATATGGGAGGTAGTTATCAGTCACTTACTAATTTAATGAATAATGCGACCACTAGCATTCATTTTGAAACATTAGATAAAATGTGTGAAATATTTGATTGTGAGCCTCGGAGACATTATCACTAGAAAGAAAACTATAAAAAGAAAGAAAGGTGGTCAAAATGAGCAAACTACTAAAGCAATATGAAGAACTAAAGAAAAAAGATCCTGATAAAATATATATTTTTAGAGTTGGTATTTTTTATAATATACTAAACGAAGATGCAAGACTAGTTTCTAATGAAATCGGTTTAAAAATAACTGACTTAAGTCCTGAAATAATAAAATGTGGTTTTCCTGTCGCTACACTCGAAAAATACACAAATTTATTAACAGAACATAATATTAAGTTTGAAGTTATATCTAATCAAACATCTTCTAATCAAAATACTTCTTATGCTAAAATTATACAAAAAATACAAAATATCGATTTAGATAATACTACTTGCAAAGAAGCATTTGATATATTATATATGATACAACAAAATTTGAAAAATATGCAATAAAAAAAGAGGGAGAAATTAATCTCCCTTTAATTATTGTAATTTTTTATTAACAATTGCTTGTATAGCATTATAGTCATATCCTGCTGCAGTTAATTTATTTTTTCTGTCTGCACCATTTCCCCATTTTCCAGCTATTACTTCATTTGCAATAGTCTCATTTGACTTTTTATTTGAAGTAGATTTTGAAGATGCACCTAGAAGTTCATTTACTCTATTTTGTACTGCATTAGCATCATATCCTGCTGCAGCTAACTTATTAAATCTATCTTGTCCATTTCCCCATTGTCCTGCAATAACTTCTTTAGCAACTTCATCTACAGATTTTAATTTTGGTTTACATTCTGTTTTTTTACCAGTTAATTTTTCATTTACTATACTTTGAATAGCATTATAATCATAACCTGCATTAGTTAAAGCTGTTTTTCTAGCATCACCATTTCCCCATTTTCCAGCTATTACTTCATTTGCTATTTCTTCATTTGATTTTTTACTTATAGTTTCTGCTGAAGAAGTCGTTTGTCCATTTATTTTATTAGCTTCTTCTATTATATAATCTAACTTACCTAATAAGTAATTACCGAGGACAAGTTGTAGCTGTATACATTCTATGCCATACAACATTTTTACCTTTTATTAACTTACCTAGATTATTTCTTTTTGCTATATCAGCAACTAATTGTATAAGTTTATTCAAAACAGGATCAGAAACTGGATAATCTCCACCTAATGCACAATTTGAAACTTCTATTGTTACAGATTTGCAGTTAGAATCCCAATTTGAATTGCAATAAGATGTATTTGCTTCATCTACATATAATCCTACTTCTGCATCTTTACCTATACCATAATTACTTGATGCTTTTCTGCTTCCATTTTTAAATATATTTCCACATTGTGCTGCAGTTAATATTCCTGCCATATGATGTATAGCAATATATTCAATTCTTCTTCCGCTTCTTCCAACAGTATAATTGTTAGAATGTGCTGGTACTTTTACACTTACTAAATTTGAATTACCCATTAATTTTCTTCTCCTTTCCCATTTGTAAATTCTTTTTCCATTTCTTCAGATAAGACAACTTCATTTTCTTCCATAAAAAATCATTCCTTTCTTTGATAAAATTAAATACTGGAAGATTTTTTATATTTCTTCCAGTATTTTATAAATTCCAGAAATTTTTTCTGGAAACCTATAAAAAACGGCTTGCGACGTTGCGTTTTAAGCCGTTTTTATTTTTAATTAGTATAATTACTCTACTTATTTTTTGCATCATATGCAACAACAGCAGTTCCAACTCCACCAACAGCAGTGATCACTGCTGATATTACACCATTAACATCTAATCCTTCAATATTTATTACACATCCTATTATTGATGCTATTGCTATTATAATTATATTTTGAATTGTGATTGGTAGGTTATAATTCCATCCCATTTTTTTAGATAGTAATCCAGCACCATAAGTAAAAAGAGTTGTAATAATATAAACTAAAGTTTGTACTGTCATACAAGTTCCTCCTTTCTATTTTAATCCTAATTTAAAAAGAGCAAATGCTAGTATTGCATAAAATAAATAATCTATTAATTTGTCCCACTTCATACCTTTTTGCTCTTTTCCTTTTTGTATATCGTTTTTTATTGCTGTTACAGTATTTTCAACATTTCCCATTCTGTAATCCATTTTTTCCATTATAGAATAGGTTTTTTCAAGGCTATCCAATCTCGTATCATGTTCATCTAATCTTTTGGTATTTGATTTTGCTCTTTCTTCTAAATGAGCTATTGCAACTTCTGGACTATCCATTGGCATTCTCCTCTCTTGTAAAATTTTAAAGTAAAAAAATAACGCCCTACATATTTTTAGGCGTTTTCTCCATATTCTTCTCCAGTTATTTCTTTATATTCCTCTTCTGTTATCCATTTTCCTACAGCATTATATACTCTTGTTTTATTCCATATTCCGTTAGCATAATATCTTCTTACTTTTTCAAAATTCTTACTCATGCTTCTCCCTCCTCTAAATCAATATCTGACATCATTGCAAGGTATTCAATATCTGCTTGAGTTTTAATTTTGTCTAATTCATCTTGTGATAATTCTCTTAAAACAAAGTAATATCCATCTTCATAATGAACTATTTGGACTAATTCCATATGTTCATATTCTTGGACACTTTCTTTTCCATCTTCGATTCCTTCAATTACAACTTTTGATAAATTACCATTAAATATATCTGCTGTAATCTTAGTATCTGATATAAAATTATTTCCATTTAGCCTTAAGTTTTCAAGTTGTGTTCCATCAGCCAACGTAATCTTCCATGTTTTTTCCATTTTGGTACCTCCTTAAATAAATCATAATATAATTGAGTCATATTTGTTATTTGTTGCATTGACATATTTTTATAGTTACTTGCCATCCAACCTTTGAAAATATCCTCAATTTCTTTATATGTTAATCTTTTATTATCTAATAATCTTTTGTACGCTTTCAATTTCCTGCGTTCTCTTGTAATTGCTTTAGGACTTATCCTTTTTATTATTCTTCCTGTTTCAGTTAGCGAATATTTTATTTGTAAGAATCTAAAAGTCTGTGATAATTTTGCAATATGCGTTTTTTTAGGATTTATTACTAAGTCTAGTTTGTTTGCTATATCTATTACTTCATCTAAAAGTTCTTTTAAAAACTCTTTACTTTCATGAATTATATAGCTGTCATCTGTGTATCTTCCATAATACTTGCAACCTTTCACAATTTTTATATAATTATCAATTCTACTAGGATATGAAATACCAATATTTTGACTTGGTTGTGATCCTATATTAACACCTTTATCTTCTTGTTTTTCAAGTTTAAAAACCTGAAATATATTTTGCAATATCCACATTGTCATTGCTTTATCTTCATTATCCACATTTTTTAATAATTTGTGAATAACTTGTAAGCATTTTTTATGTGGAATAGTTGCATAATATCCACTAAAATCCATAAGAAGAATATAGCCATTATTACTTCCATGTTCTTTATAATATCTATGTAAATGCGTTTCTATTCTTTTCCTACTAAAAGCAACGCCCTTATTTTTCTGACTTGCTCCATTATCATAAATCAAAAAAGGAGAAATTGCTGGACTTAGTATTTCATCACAAAGTAAATGGTTAACTGTTTTGTCAACCATTATATTTGTAACAATATTTCTTTTCTTGCCACGCTCTCTTATTTCAAATTTTCTTCCGCTTTGTTGGTCGATATGTTTTTTCCAACATTGATTTTTGAATTTCTGCAGTTTCTAATAATTGATTCATTTCAAAAAGTTGCGATTGATATTTGAAAGAAGCTCCTGCAATTGCTTTTTTTCCAGCCTTATAAATTAGATTAGCATCATAAAATTTATTCATAAAATCACTTGTATAGCAGTAATAGTCGTAACTAACTGCATAATGATTAGCATTTATCAATCAGTTCTTTTACTAATTGAAGGGACAGCCTTTCCTTTCCCTTTCCCATACTATTACCAATGGAATCTTAGTCCATATAAAAATTTGTATAGTAGTGAAATCTGGACGCACACCGTTAGAGTTGGAAGCGTTGTTGTTGTTCGCATTACCGTTGTTGTTAACATTAGCGAAGTTAGACGCAGAAACGACATATAAAGACTGCCCCACTTATTTATTTTTTTATATCTTTAAGGAACCTATTGTCAGTTTGTCTTAATTTTTTTATCATGTTAAATTCTCTTTGTATTTCTAAAACAAGAGCTGTATATTTGTTAAGATCCGCATATAAACATTCTCCAGCATATTGAAGTTCATCTTGAAGAACATTGCAACAGCTCATTGCTTTATCTAATTCAAGACGTCTTTCTTCAAATTCAGACATATATGTTGGAAATATTGTATTTGCTATTCGCAAATGCTCATTTATTTCACACGCAGTATTTATAACTTTATTTGTTATTCTTTCAATTTGATTATTAAAGTATTGATATATTCTTTTCTTAGCTTTTTCTTTTAATTTTTCATCTGTTATATTTTTTGTGTTTTGTTCTACTACTTCATTGATCTTATTCAAATCAAAATAAAAGTTATTCTCTGCTAATTTTGTTACTGCTGTTCTAATTTTATATGCATTGTGAACTGTCTCCAGTTTACTTTCTTTTCTCTCGCTCTTTTTTATTTCTGACATTGCTAATCAAATATTCTCCTTTCCTTATATTTATCCGAAACATTACGCTAGGGACAAGCCCTAGCTGATGTCCGATTAGTAGATTAGGAAAGCTGGACGCACACCGTTAGAGTAGGAAGCGCCGTAGTCGCTCGCATTACCGTAGCCGCTAACATTAGCGAAGCCAGACGCAGAAACGACATCTCTTAGCCAGTACCAATATTTCTCGCCTGCATCATTACGTGCCACTATTAAATCAGGTCTGTGTTTGAATAATGATAATTGAGATTTATCTGCTCCTGTTTCATATCCATGATGTCCTCCCCATGCATTGTGACCAAATACCATACATTCATTCATAAGTTCTATAGTAGCATCAAACCAAGCCCATCCACTTGATTTGCCATCTGTAACTGCATTAGTCAATAATTGTTTATGACTTAAAATGTGACCTGTTTCAAAATCGTTTTGAATAACAGCTTTAAAAGTAGCTAAATTTGTTGTATACATTTCGCTTCCAGTATATCCACCTGTTGTAATATTTGTAGAATTCATTTTTGCTGTTCCCATTATTCTTTCTGGTATCATTAAAACGTGTGGTGTTTTACATTCAGTATCTCCACAATTTAATCTATAATTTATATCTGCTACTACATATTTTCTATTGCTCACTTTTCCAATGATATAATCACCTATAAAAATATCATCAAATGTTCCTGCTGCTATTTGTTTTGATAAAGTACCATCGTAGAATAAATCTGTTATATCTTTACCTCTGTATATACCATTATGAGCACCAGCATTTTTAGGAACAATAACATTTAGTAAGTTTTTCATTAATACTTTTTTAGTTTCTCCATTTGCATTATCTACAAATGGCATTATATCATCTACATTAAGTGATTCCGCTTCCTCTAATTCAGTTATTTTTTTAATCATTTTTCTTTCCTCCTTATAAAATAACATATTTTAAAAAATAAAATAACTACTTTACAGCATAGCTTCTTTACAAGCCAGCTACGATATAATCTCCATCTTCTGTTGTTAGTATTGATCCATCTTCTGTTGTTATTGGAGATATTGCTTCCATAACTATATCATTTAAATTATTATGTTTTGCATTTAGATCATCTAATTGAAGTTGTAAATTACCTGCAGCATCTTCTGACAACTGACCTTTCATTTTTTCAAACCACTCAGTAAAGTTCTGTTCCTCTTCTGTGAAAAATGTTGACATCAGTTGTTTGAATTCTGTAAAGAAAGCATCATGTTCTGCTTTTTGATCATCATAATATTTTTTATAAGCTTCATTCCATTGAGCATATAAAGTAGAAGTATCGACTTGATAAATTAAACTTGTAACCCATGGACATTCACTACTTCCCCTGCAGTCAGTAATTAAGTCTTGCGTAATTTCTACACATGAAGGACTTATTATAATATCTGCTAATCTAAATTCAGCTATATCTTCTTCAGCATTTATAGTTGGATGTGTAGGATTACTTGATGCTGTACCTTGTCTATATACTATATTTCCTTTTCTTTCAGGTTGTGTTTTATCAACTTGTGCGATTATACTATCAATTCTTGTTAATACTTCTGAGTTTTGCGGAATAGTTATTATTAAATCACTTGGATTTTCAAACCATTTATCCCCAATTAATGCATAACCTGCAGATACAATAACATTCATTCCATTTTTAGCCGTAAAAACTTGTAAGTAATCTGATGGTTCGCCTTTTGGTGTTGCAAATACTCCGTTACTTATTAACTTTCTATATGGTCTATTCATATCATCTGCAGAATATGTCCTGTCGTTATCAATCGCATCAAAAAAGCCTGCATTAACTTCAAATTTAACATCGTTTGCCATTTTTTTGCCTCCTTTTTATTATTCTATATTTTCAAAAGTTGGTTCCATACTGTAACCATTCTCATCTTGATTTTCTATTATTTCACATATCCTTGCTTTTATAGAAATCCCATATTCATTTACAATACTAACAATACTTCCTAAATCATAATCCTTTTTATATATGTAATTTATTCCAACTATTACCTCTCCTGTAAAAGAAGTAACAGATGTATAAGCTGACATTTTTTCATATCCTGTATTTTTTAAGTTTTCAATATAAATATTACTACATAATTGAACCTTTGAAACTTCTCCCTCATCATCTTTAGTTAATATTGCAATATTTGTACCATTAACTTGATAATATATTATATTGTTTATAGTTTTTTCTACGCCATTTGGATAACTACTTATCAACTCGTTATAATCAATTTCACTTGAAACATCTCGAGCATCAATATATAATTCATGTCTATTAATTCCTGTTCCTGCACCAATAGTTGTAGTTACTCTTTCTACACCTTCTCCTTCTCCAGCTACTAGAGCAATATTTTTTATATTGCTATCATCTTTTGAATATTCCGTTGTTGTAATATTATCGTAATCTTGTGAGAAAGTAATATAAGCACTTTTGTCTTCGCCTTTAAATAAAGCAAATACAAAGTATTCATTTATAATAGTAACTTTATATCCCCATCCAAATTGCTTGCATAATTCTTGTATTTTATCTCCAACATAATCATATGTTACTTGTTCACTTATTTTTTCTGTAAATCCTACCTTATCAGCAAGTATAAAATTTTTGATTTTTCTTTCTGCATTTGTTGGATTAATAATAGAATCATTAATTAATTTTCTGATATAATCTTCAACTAATCCATTAAAATTAGTTTGTTTTACAACTATTCTTTGATTTAAAATGGTTTTTATATCTGTACCAGTAATAATAAGTTGATTTCCATTTTCTTCATCTGTTTGTAAATTTATTTTTTTAATTTCACAAACCATATCATCATCAGCACGAGAAATATATTTACATTCTTTTATTTTATTAAAATTTTCTTCTGTAGCAGAAATAACTAATTCACAATCACCTATATCATTGTATCTTTTTGCCCATATAATATTTGAATATGTGTCAATTATATGTTTTCTTTTTAAATTTTCATCTAATAAATATAATTCTTCCATATAACACTAAACTCCTAAATATACTTTATAATATTTGAAATTAATATCTACTAGCATATCATCTACACCATCATCCGCTAAAAAGCTAAAATTATTGTCACCTATTCCTAATTGAAAAAATGTAGCTCCATTTCTAACATAAGGAATTAAATTATATTCGACCGCTTCTCTAGTTAAAATTACTGACTTATTTCCTCTATTGCAATTGATCACTAATTTATCATTTTTCATAAACTCATAATCAATAATAAAGTTTTTACCAGTATCAACATTACGAATTTCTAGCTTATTAACTGTTCCCATAAATAGTACATTAATAATTAAACCAGTTTCACTTTCACTATCATTTATAACATTTGTTACTTTTTCTAATTCGATATTAGAAAATGCAACTGGTTCATCTATATTTATGGAAAAAGGAAATGTAAATTTTTTAATACTCTTTGAAATGCTTTGTACTATTGTTTCAATATCTTTAAAGTAAGGATTTGGACATAATATAGAAATTTGAGCAACTTGTTTTTGGACAAATCTTGGAACCTCGAACGCTTGGACATATCCTTCTATAAAAACATCTCTTGAATCATCTTTAAAGTAGATTTTGCACCACTCTTTATTTCTAAAATGTTTATATAGTGCTAGTCTATTTCTTTCAATATCACCATTAATATAAACAGTAATAACAATTTCCCTATTGGGAATTCTCGAACTATTAAAAGAAGATCCATCACCATTCGCATAATTTGATACATTTATGTTTGCATTTGGAGGGTTTAACCCATCAATATTTGCTACTTGATAATTTTCTTCATTATTAGTAAGTTCGAGAGTTGATCCTTTTGCATTTTCAATTTTTAAAGTAAACATATCTTCCCTCCTACTATTATGTTGATGCTAAATTTAATAAATTTCTTGTTTGTCTATATAATTCTAGTCTTGATGGTTGTTTAGGTGCATTAATTATTTGCGTATAATTATTAACATTTGAAGTTGTATTTGATATGTTATTTATACCAGACATACTGCTCTTCATTTGTTCTTTCATTTCATTTGCTACTGCTTTGATCCAGTATTTATTTCTTTCAAGTGGAACTACTGCTTCAGCACCAGATCCTTCTAGTAAACCAACTTCTCCTTTTCTTAGCACACCACCTTTAGCAAGTCTTGGAAGATTAACTCTAGAGAAATTCCCAATACTTACTCCGAGGTATTTTATTTATTAAATTTATTGCTCCATTAATCATATCAATTCCTTTGTTGATTACATTTTCAATCATTGATATTATTCCATTGATACCAGATTTAACAGCACCACCTATTGCATCTCCTATTGTTGTTCCTAAACTTGAGAATTTATCTTTGATAGTATTCCATAATCCACCAAAGAAGTTTCCAATGTTTCCAAATATTCTTGTGATGTTGTTCCACGCTTCTTGGAATCTATCTTTGAACCATCCACCTATATTACCAAAAATATTTGTTACTCCATTCCATGCTCCTTGGAAAAATTGTCCTATACTATTGAAAATTCCTGTAATATTATCCCATGCCTGTTGGAACATATCCTTAAACCAATTACCTACATTTGCAAAAACACCTTGTATCCCTTCCCATGCTCCGTTGAAAGAATTGTCCTAATTGTGCAGGTAATTCTGCTAAACCTTGGAAAATAGCAACGATTATTTGAGGTATTGCTTTTAAAAGTTCTATACATATTTGTGGAATTGCTGTAACTAATCCCATAAATAATTCAAATGCTCCAGCAATTAAAGTTGGTAAATTTTCAATTAATACTTGTACTATTGTCATAACGATTTTTGGAATTTCAGGTATTAAAGCCTGTATTATTTGAGGAATCGCCTGTATTATTCCCATCAATAATTGGATTGTTCCATTAATAATTGCATCTAATCCATTTATTAATCCATTTACTATTGTTTCTATTATAGTTGGTAAAGAATCTATCAACGCATCTATAATATCAGGGATAGCTTCGATAATACCCATCAATAATTGAATTGCTCCATCAATTATTAAAGGTATTCCTGTGATTAAACCATTAACAATACTATTTATTATCTGTGGCAAAGCATTTAGAAGAGCTTTTATAATAGTTGGAATTGCATCTATTATTGCCATAAAGAATTGAATTGCACCTTGAATTAATTGTGGGATTCCATCTACCAATAATTGTACTATCTTAGGGATCATATCAATTATCTGTATTAAAATTTCAGGTAGCATTTCTCCTATTCCAATTAATATGCTTTCAATTAATTGTATTCCAGCTTTTATTAATAACGGTAAAGAATTAAGTAGTCCTTCTACAATTTGAGGTATTACATCTATAATTGTTTGAATTACTGTAGGTAGTGCTTCTGTAATTCCTTCCAGTAATTTAAAAACACCATCTACTATAATAGGTAACATTTGATTAATTAAATCAGCCATTTGTGGTACTAATTCATTTAATAACGATAATACGCTATCAACTACCAATGTTACTTTGGGTAATAAATTTGAGAATACAGTTCCAATGCTATCAATAAAGTTTTCCATTAAATTATCAAAATTTGCATTTTCATCAGCTATTCCAGTTATTAAATTAGTCCAAGCTGATTTCATTGATGAAATAGAACCTTGAATTGTTGTGCTTGCTTCTTTTGCAGTTGTCCCTGTAACACCTAATTCATCTTGAATTACATGGATTGCTTGATATACGTCATTCAAATTTGATATATCATATTTAACACCAGAAATAGCGGTTGCATCTTTTAATAAACGCTCCATTTCTGTTTTTGTACCACCATATCCAAGTTTTAAATTATCAAGCATAGTATAATTTTGTTTAGCAAAACCTTGATACGCATCTTGTATTCTTTCAATATCTGTCCCCATTTTATTTGCATTGTCAGACATATCTGTAATTGCCATATCTGCAACGCTCGCAGCCTTATCTGTATCTCCTTCTAAACTCTGTAATAGTGAAGCAGAAAAACTTGTAACTGTTTCCATGTATTGATTTGCAGACATTCCAGCGGTTTTATAAGCATTATTAGCATACTCTTGAACCTTTTTGCTACTGCCTTTAAATAAAGTATCAACTCCACCAACTAATTGCTCATATTCTGCATAATTTGCAATAGCTGATTTTGTAATTGCTACTAGTCCTGCTGCAGCAGCGGTGGCTCCAGCTACTGCTGCGGTAGCTAGTCCTTTTGCTAAACCTTTTGCAAGATTTCCAACTTTACTTTCAGACTTCTCGCTTTCACTTCCAACGTCTTTAATTCCTTTTGAAGCCTCACCACTAGCAACACCAACTTCTTTTGAATTTTTTTCTACTTCATCTAATGCAGTCGAATACTGTCTAATTTCTTTTTCTGTTTTATTTACAGTTGCTTGTTGATTAAGAATAGTTACTTTTAATTTGTCTGCTGCAGATGCATTTGCAATTTGTTCTTTTTCAATATCATTTAAGGCTTTTTCATATTTTTTATATTGTTCTGATGTTTTAGAAACGCCTTGACTTGATAATTGTTGAAGCTTCGCTTTTAATTCATCAGATCTTTTTCCATTTTCCTGTTCAGCTTTTTCGATTTCTTTTAATTGTGATTTGTAACTATTAAGCTTTTTATTTTCTTCAACTAATACAGATCCTAATTGTTTCAATTTAGCGTTTAGACCTTGGCTTGATTTTGTCCAGTCGTCCATCCCAGCACTCGCTGCCTTGAATTCTGCATTAGCAAGTTTTATATTTTTATTTGCTTCTGTTATACCTTTTTTTAAGTCGGATATATCGACTTTAAATTTGGTGGTTATATCCTCACCTTTTGCCATTTGTCTACCTCCTTTTCAATTAAAACCATGTATCACCAGCTGGTCTTCTGATTTTCTTAGGTTTCATTTCTTTTTCGTTATAAATATTTAGTCTTCTAACTAATAAAAAAACTTCATGAAATTTTTTCTGTCTAATATCAAATGGAGATAAACTTGGGAAACGATCACATATTGACATTTCCAATTCAAAAAATATTTGATAAAGGGTGATATCTCTATCACCCTCATTTATTTTTTTCCATTTGCACCTTTAGTCATTTCAGAAATTGAAAACTTAACAACTTCAACTAATACGGTAGCAATTTCAGAAACTTTTGTATTTCTTAATTCATCATCTGATAAACCTTCAAAAATATCTTTTAGTAATGGTTTGATTATATCCATACCTTTCATCACTACATTTCCAACTAACTTAATTATTTCAGCATCGGTTCCCTTTTCTACTTTATCTAAATCGATAATATTAATTAAATCCTCAACTGTTCCAAACATTAAGTCATAAGTTTCAGCTGTGTAAGTGTTTATAACTTCTTTCTTTTTATAAATATTTAATTTTAATTCCATTTTAAATTCCTCCCTAATAATAATTTGTGGAGTAATTTACATACGAAAGGAACAATATGTAAAAACGTGAATTCCCGCTGTCCTCCACTAAATAAAAAAGGTGTCCTAAAATAAGACACCTTTTTTATATGCAATTTTAAGCTTTAGCTTGTAAATCATCTGGTGTTGTAACTTTATCAAAGAATCCTGTTACATCTGCTAGGTCTTTTCCTAAATCTACATTGATTGCTTTTGCACCACTGCCAGTTTTAGTAAATTTATGAGTTGTTTTAATTCCTGTATAAGTAATTTCTTGACCATTTGCATCTGTTCCATCATTCTCTGTTGCATGAGTACTTTCTGGAATATTAAATGTTCCTTTGTATCTCCATACATAAACTTCATCACCATTTGTTTTCTTAGTTTTATAACCAAGAGCAAAATATTTATTTTGTCTGTCTCCTTCTATTAATGTTCCTGTTGCACTATCATAATGTTGTCCTGTAATTTTAGCCAACACTTCTTGATCTATTGCAGATACTGAGCATGTTACTTCATCTGCACCAGTTGAAGAAATTACTATTGCTGGCATATTATCATAAAATTTACTTTCATTTGAACTTTCAGTTGTTTTTGAAAGTTCTGCGATACCAGCTATTGAAAATACTTCGCCTGTTACATATCCTTCTCCCTCACCTTCTACATTGTTGTCTTTTATTACTTCTGCAGCAACTAATCCTTCGACTCCTCTGTATTCTGTGATTTCACCTAATTCTTTATTTAGTGACATAATTTTAATTCCTCCTTATTTTTCTATTTTCAAGACATTTATCCCACGTCCTGTATGGGTTGGTTCATCGCTTGCAACATCGTAACCTTTGCCACGAACAACAAATCCTTTTTCTTTTAATGCTTTCTTTGCTTCTAATAATTTTGTATTAACTAAATTTGGATCACTTGAATAAAAATTCAAATCAAAATCCCAAATATATGAATTTTCTTTATTATCATAAAACTCATTATCTGAAGAACTATTATTCCAAAATGTAAAAAAACTTTCTGGATATGCTTCATTTTCATTAAGTGAACCTTGTTGAAATATTGGGAAACCAAACGACTCCAATATTTTTATAAATTCATCTTTCATACCTTAACCGTTTAACCTCCTTATTTCTTTATAAAATATGTCTTCTTGAATTCTTTTTACTTTTTCTTGCAGTTGTTTACTTTTAGGACTAAGTGCATTAAATAAATTGGGATCCTTTTTCATTGGTGGATCTTTTCTTGGTGTACCATACATCAAAAATATACTTGCTAATCCACCTTCACGAATACTAAAACCGACTGGCACACTTGCTTGTGTACCAGTCCATTCAACTTTTGCTTCTGTATAAAGTGATTTTTCAGTTACCCCTGTATCCTTATGAGGCTTTATAGCTTCTAAAGCATCTTTTGTAACTTCTCTGTGACATTCTTTCAATGCTTTTTCTGCTGTACCTTTTACATCACCTTCTAGATTTGTTAATCTTTTTATAACATCATCGAAGCCATCAAATTCAAATTTTAATTTAGTACTCATATTAAGCACCACCTTTAACTCTACGCACCTTAAATTTAAGAAATTGATTTCTCATATTTATATTTTCAGGTTCTCCTATAATGTCATATGTAGCACCATCTTCTCTTGCAATTCTGCAATTAGCTTTTATATCTGGTCTATACATTGTTTCGATGTTTGCTGTATCTTCAATTGAATATACACCATTCACATCTCTTTCCGTACCACCATACGTTTTGAAACTACCAAAGAATAAATTAAGTCTATTTCCCTTTTCATCTTTAACATCCAAGGCTTCTTGAATTGTTGGATAAATTGGTTTATTTACTCCACTAACATTTTTATAAGTTGGAGTTAATAAAACAAGTGGAATTGGATCTGTTATATTTAATGTAAAACTACTCATTTGTCTCACCCTCTTCGCTTGATTCTTCATCTTTACACGCTAATTGCGTAGCTCGTTGCCAGAAGTATTTTGATAAATCCGTTTTTTGAAAATATACATCATCAATTCCTTTTGCTATAACTCCTGCTGATTTTATATCATTGACAATAGATGAAGGAATACCTCCATCTATCATCAATTGTTTAATTTCATCAATCCAACCTTGTATTCTGTCATCTTGAAAAGTTCCTGTAATTCCTAGATTCTTCTTTACCTTTTCTAACATATCATTTACTCCTTTAGTCTATTTTGTGACTAATTTTCTACTGTCTGCTAGTAGTTCTTTTGCTCTATCTTTATCAACTGCTATTTCATCATTGATTTTATATGATTCATTAGTATATTTATCAGTAAAAGCAACTAAAACTTTTAATTTTACTTTGTCACCTTTTTCAATAGTAACTTTTTTAGCTTCAACTTCTTTTACTTCTTCCTTTTTTAGCTTTTCAGCTTCTTCTTCGGGAATGATATTTTTTTCTTCAATGATTACTTCTTCTTCTTTGATTGGTTCTTCAGTTTTTATTTCTTCTGCTTCAGCATTTGGAGAAACTGCTGTTTTTTCAGCAGTTTCTTCAACTTTTTTTACTTCTTCTTTTGCTGTTTCTTCAACAGCATTTTCTACTTTTTTAGCACTCATGAGTTAGCTCCTTTCTAAGCTGTTACGCTTTTCTTTAATATATAAACATAGTTTGTATTTAATGGTTTACCATCTAGAATTACTAAACCTTTTGTAATCCATTTGTTTTTATCTTCATCGAAATATCTCTTGTATCCGAATGTCATATTTGAATTGATTCCATATGCTTTTTCAGGTACCCAGAATATTCCAAATACTTCTCCATCAGCACATAAGTCAAAAGATTTAAATAAATCTTGTTCTGTTCTAAGTACAGGATATTCATTAAACTTATGTTGTTTATCTGTTACATCGAAACCAGCTTTGTTTATTGGTTGATCATTTTGGTCTTTTAATGTGCATAAGTTACCTACATAAGTTTGTTTTGCCATAGCAAATTCAGGATTTGCTCCTTCCATACCTACTGGTATATTAGCAAATAATTTTTTCTCCCAAGCTGTCCAATCTGCAATTTCATTTTCTGTAAATGTTATAATGTTTTCTGCTGGAACTCTTTGTAATCCTGCAGCAACATCAGTTAAAATTCCAGTTGGTTGTCCATTACCTGTTCCTCTTAATACAGCTACATCTCTAGCTTTTAAGTATGCTGATAATAAAGCATTTACTAATTCTTTTTCAAATACTTCTACACTTAAGATGCTTTGTAATAATGATTGTGCGATTCTAACCTCACCAATATGGTATGAGAATACAACGCTTCCTTTAGATGATCCAGCTTTTTGTTCTTCGCTAACACCATGTTCTGTATCGTTTCCTTCTGTTCCACTCCATGTGAATGTTGCATCAAATTCTCCTATAGGAATTTCAACACCACCTTGAACATTTAACATACGAACTCTTGAAGATAATTGTCCATATGTTTTTTCAATTTTCATTATTAATTCTTGTAATACTGTGTGTGGAATTAATACTCCTAAATCTTCACTTACTACTTCTCCTGCTGCTCTTGTTTCACTTCTATATTGATTTAATATTTCATTTAATCTAGCACTTCTTTCTCCTGTTTGAGCATATTGCATAAATGCTCTTCTGTATTCCATTGTAGAAAGTACATCTTCTTCATTTGAACGTTGTGTTCCTTGGTTCATTTGATTTGTTTGAATTACATTTAATGCCATATTTGGATTAAATCCGTTTGCACTTCTTCCTTCGTTTGCGTTTGCACTTCTTCCTTCATCATCATTGTTATCATCGTTATTGTCATTATTATCATTTTGTTCTAATTCTGCAAGTTGTTTTTCTGCATCATTAATTTCATCACGTAAAGCAACTAATGTTTCTCCTAGGCTTCTTACTTCATTAATGTCTTGTGAGTTTTTCATTCTTTCCTCTTTTTCTTTTAATTCTTTCTTTTTTCTTTCAATTAATTTTTTTAAAAAATCTTTCATTTTTATTTTCCTCCTAATAAATATTTTATTTTTAGCTTTTCAAGCTCTAATTGATTTTTTGAAGAAGTGTCCACCTCTCCACTCCTAGCAGTCTCCACCGCTATGCGTGCAGTCTCCACCGCACTTTTATCTCTAGCAGATATTGAAGTTTCTTGATATGCAGGAAATGTTACTGCACTAACTTCAACAACTGTTGAAATCGCTTTAATGTGTCTTGTAGGATAATCTGTGTCCAGACCTTCCCATTCTTCATCTTCTATTCCAAACATGAATGACATACCAGTTATGTCTCCACGCTCAATAGCACTGTATAAGTTCCTTGCTTCTGTGTTGTTTTCTGTATCTAATTCAACTTTAATTTCCATTCCATCGTCATCTACAGATAATTGCATTGTAGAATTTTTAGAATTTCTTCTTGATCTAGCAAGTGGTACTTTAGATTGATCATGATTTACTAAAAATCTAACATCTTCTAAGTTGGTTTTTTTCAAAGCACCTCTTTCGATTATTTCTGCAAACATTCCAGCAATATCTGTTTTGCTATCATATACGATTGGTCTTCCTACTATTATGTTTCCTTTCTTTTCATCTTTTTCTGCTCTAATTTCAAAGTCATAATTTCTTCTGATTAAATCATTCTTCATCTTTATTACCTCCATCATTATTATTTTTTTCTGTTTTATTATTTTCTGCATTAGATTTATTACTTGACATTGCAATTTGTCCTGCAAGCTCTGGGAGTGGTCTCATTCCAAATGCTGTACGAAGTTCATTTTTATAGCAACTTGCACTATCAACTAATACATCAAAAAGTTCTATTTTTTGACTTGTATCCATGAAAATTAATTCATGTGGATAAAGTATAATTTTATTTCCAAATCCTTTCTCTCTATCTGTAAACATTGTCATTGAAAAAGATTCTCCTGTTTTCTTTAATACAGGCTCTAAACTTTTTTGATAAAATGCTTCATATTGTGCCTTAGTATAATCTCCTGTTAGTATTGGAAGTGAAACTCCAAAGTTTCTTAATATTTTCTCATCAATGAATTTTAATGTCGTTGCATCTACTAATTGAATTTTATTTTGTAATTGTATATATTCTCCTTTTATATCTAATGGAAGGAATCCACTTTCATTATTTGCAAGTCTTTTTTCAATATCTTTTATGTTTTTTTCCATTGTTCCATCATCCATTAAAGTGTTATATTTAATGATACCATTAATAGCCAAAGAACTCTTTAATGCTTTTGCAACTCCCTCTAATAAAGTGTTATTTAATTCTAATGTTTTTAATAATGCTTTATTATCAGGCTGTCCAAACTCATTGCCTCCCATTAAGTCATTGATTGAAAATCTATATCTAATATGTATTACATCCGAATATCTTAGCGTTGTTTCATATCCATTCATAAAATTAAATTTTATAAATAAGTTTCCTGTTGGATCTTGCAGAAATGTAACATTTGTTGGTTGTATAGGATAAAGTCCTGTATATTGTTTATTTCCTTTATTATCCTTTATATATGTTGGAATAATAAATGCATTGTAATTTAAAAATAACTGCCAATATACTTTTTCAAAGAAATCACTTTGTGTCATTCGTTCATTTGGTTGATCCAATAATCTTTGTATTGTGCTATTTTCTACTGGAACAGAATCGCCTCCACTTTTCTTAATGTGAAAGGGATTTACTTTTGTTAATTCTGTTACAATACAGGATATTGCCTGCTGCACAACATCACTTGCATATATATCTTGACCAAACTGCGAAAAAATGGGACTAAGCCCATTTAATATTTTTGCATATTCTTTATCTACCTTGGTTTTTCTAAATTTATTAATAAAATCAATTAATCCCATCTTTATCTTCTCCTTATTTGTTTATAAGTTTATGAAATTCATTTCTATATCTTCTATATACTTCATATAGAATGATTAATGTTACTGCTCCATCTATTCTTTTACTTGCTTGTTTCTTAACTTTAACGCACATAATATTTCCTAGGTTATCCATTTCTATTGCTGAATTTCCCAAGCACCATTTGTCCATTGGATTTTTGTTATAATTAATCGCTTGATCCTTTAGTTCCGCTTCTACTAGTTTCATTGAATTAGATAGAACTTTACCTTGTAAAATCATTTCTGTTTCAAGATTAAGATCATTCATTCTATCTGTAAATGCTTTTGAAAATCTTTGATCATATCCTGAAATATATGTTTTTATATTGTAATTTTTATATAATGAATAAAACCAATCTGCTATTTTTGATATATCTATTTCATTTCCTTCATGAATTGTAAGTATCCCTTGTTTTGCCCATTCTTCGTATTTTGCTCCAGCTTCTTTGTCATTACTATCTTGTAATTTACTTTCTGGTATCCAATAATGAGAATATATATATTTGGTTTTATCGTCTGGCTTCATTAATAATATCTTTGCATTTGATAAGTCAGTAGTTGCTGATAAATCCACAGCACCCAAACAAAAAGAACCTCTAAAGTCTTCTAGACTAAATGGTTCTGTTTCATAACTATAATCTTCATACATTAACCATGCTTGAGCATTGTTTTGTTTAATATTAAAATCTTTGCAAAGTGTATGCATTCTTTTCGATTTAGAAGTTTTTGATTTTTCAATTTCCTTTCGTAATGATTTCCATTTTTTTACCACTCCTAATCCGTGGATTTGATTTATACCAACTTTGTTCGTCTTGCCATATTTCTTCTTCGCTGTCCTGTGTATATAACCATGGTAAGTAATGAATATCATCTGTTTCATCGAATAAAACTTCACGAGCATATTTTAATTCATTATCTAAATATCCATCATTTATAAATCCTTCTGTTGTTAGATTAATAAATAATGGTTCATCTTTTGTTGACATTGATTTTTGTCCTGCTTCTGCAATTTCATCATTTGGAGCATCGTGGCTTTCATCCATATACATTTTATCTATATTTCTACCATCTTTATTTTGTGTTTTTCCTGACATTTTGAATATTTTTATATTCTTTTGTACATTGCAAATTTCTGACATATTCTTATGCGTTACTTTTGAATGTGGATCTATTCTTTTCCTCATGTTATCTACTTCATTCCAAAGTAAACTTGCTTGTTTGTCATCGTTAGAAGCACAAACGATGTCCATTCCACCTTCTCCAATTCTTAAATCTGCATGAGCATCTGCAGCCATCAATGTAGTTTTTCCATTTTTTCTTGCAATTAATAAAAGTATATTTTGAAATCGCCTTGCCCACCTATTTAATTCTTCATCAAACACTTTAAATGAATATATTACTTCAATAAATGCTTTTTCCCATAATAATAATTGCATCGGCATATTATAAAAAGGTCTTTTACTTTGTAAGCATAAATTTTCCATAAAATCAATTCTTAAGTGAGCCTCTTCTGTATCATATTTATATCTTGGATTATCTAAATCTCTTATTAGCTTTTGCAATTGTGTTCTTAATTCTAATCCTACTATTATATTTCCACTTTTAATTTCTTCATAATATTGTTCTAGATAATATTTACTCATTTTGTTTTTTTCTTTCTTCTAACCATTTTGTAACTGCATCTTCTTCAACTTCATGTCCATTAATCATTGAATATAACATTCTTATTGCATTCATATAGCTTTGTGAATGTTCTTTATATAGTTTTGCAGCAGTTGTAGATCTTTGTTTAGATGGATCTCTTGGATGAACTTGAATAAATGGATATTTTTTTAATTCTTCCATTCGATCTTCTAAAAAAGCTATATTGTCTAAAAGTGGATTTATTAACTTTTTCTTGCTTTCATCTATATCTTTAAAGATATTGTCCAATTCTTCTCTTCTAGTCACTATAAACTTCCTTCTTTCCATATATATTTCTAAATTTTCAAAAAAAATGAAATTTTTGCCTCGTGTGAAAAAGATGTACCCCTTACAGTCCCCAACCAATATTTTTGCACACTCTAAGGCGGGGGGATTATGGTTGATATGCATCGAACCATTCTTCTATATATTTGTTCCATTCTTCATTTTTTGATCTACTTAAACAAGTATCTTTATCACTATCAATCAATATGAGTTCAGCTCCTAGCCTGTCTGATAACCTTTGTCTTTCCATCTTCAATGGATAAGTACCTACTACAAAAGCATTTTGCCAGTTGCCCATTCTCATTTTGATTTGTTCTAATAGATTATTTCTAATTTCAAAAACATTAGCTTGTAATTTATTTGGTTTATTATACTTATCACAGAAGCTAATACACTCCCAGATTTTATCTATATCTACTATTAAATCATCCTTTGTTGCTATATTGTTAACCCATGTTGATTTTCCGACTACATGGAGAACCATATACAATATATACTTTCTTTGGTAGTTCATATCCAAATCTCTTATGTACCATATTGTGACATTTGAAATGAATCAACATTATATTATCAGGATTAAGGCTGATATTATAATCATTCACATTTGTATTATTAAGTGGTATCTTATGGTGTCCGATGCAATCATATGCTTTTATTATTTCTTCTCCACAATGTTCACATAGTAACCTTCCTTCGCTGTCAACTCTTTCTAATTTTAAATTCTGTGATAAATTTGTCCATTCTTTTGATTTATATAAATCATGAGCATTTTCAAACATAATATATTTATTCCTTTACCATAATTCATTCTCTATTTGCTTTTCTTTAAGTTCTAACGACTTTTTAGTAAATCCTAGTTTTATCATATTTTCTCTTGACTTACGCATTGATTCATTAACTCTTGTTATGCTGTCCTCTATCTTTTGAATTATATTTATTGTTGGTTCTGCTTCTGTTGTTGTTTCTGTATTGCCTCCTGTATTTTTCTTTTTTATTGAACCTATTGTCATATCTTTCTCTTTTGATTCGAGGTCTTGAATTCTCTTCATCATTCTTGTTTTTCTTATCATTAAGTCTTTATATTCTGATATATACTCGTTCATCAATAAGTTATCTATATCTGATTGATTTATTGTATATGAATTATATATTTTCTTTTCCTCTTCTGTTAATGTGTCTAAATAAATTCTTTCATATTCTCCTGTTGTAACAGCATTTTTATTTTTTGGTGCTGGATGTCCTCCACGATTACTTTTTGCATTTTGGTTCCCTTTATACAGTTCACTTTTATTTCTTGTTAGCTTGTATTTATTTATGATTTTCTTTAAATCAGACAAAGTAATGTTGTATTTCTTAAAGATGTCATTATACTTCATTCCATTCAAATAATCTTGTTTTATATTTTCAATTTTTTTCTGGGTCAATACAACTCACCCACCTCCATTACTTTGTCTCTAATTTTGCCTTTTGTCCTGTTAAAGTTTCCCAGCGTTTAACTACGACATCACAATACTTTGGATCTAGTTCCATTGTATAGCAAATTCTTTTTGTTTCTTCTGCAGCAATCATACTTGATCCGCTTCCTGCAAATAAATCTACTATTAAGTCATTTTCTTTACTAGAATTTTTTATTAAATATACTAATAAATCTATAGGTTTCATGGTTGGATGTTCTGCATTTCTTATTGGTTTATCAAATTCTAATACTGTGCTTTGTGATCTATCATCTACAAAATAATGTGCACTCCCTTCTTTCCATCCATAAAGAATTGGCTCATGTTTCCATTGATAGTCTTGTCTTCCCATAACAAAAGTATTTTTAACCCAAACTAGACATTGTGCTAATTTAAATCCTGCTTCTTTAAATGCTCTTCTAAAGTTTAATCCTTCTGTATCTGCGTGGAAAGAATAAAAAGTACATCCTTCTTTTGCTATTTCATTCATATTTCTAAATGCATCTAATAGGAAATTATAAAATTCCGTTTCATTCATGTTGTCATTTTCTATTTTTCCAGCTACTCCTTCATAATCAACGTTATATGGTGGATCTGTAAGAAGCAGGTCTGCCTTTTGTCCATTCATAAGACGCATTACATCATCTTTTTGCGTGCTATCTCCACACATTAATCTATTTCTTCCTAACAACCAAATATCTCCTGCTTTTGTTATTGGTTCTTCAATTTCATTAAGAGCCTCTTCAATATCAAAGTCATCTTCTTTAGAACCTAATACTTCTTTTAGAATATCATCTATTTCATCATTACTAAATCCTGTAATATTCATATCAATATCTGTTTTTTTTAATTCAGCAAGTATTTGTTCTAGTTTTTCATCGTCCCATTCTCCTGATATTTTATTAAGTGCTAAATTAAGTGCTTTTTCCTTGTTTTTATCCAGATTAACTATTATACATTGAATTTGCTCATATCCTAGTTCCTTAAGAACCTTTAATCTTTGATGACCTCCAATTACTGTCATGTCAGAATTAATAATAATAGGCGATACATATCCAAATTCTAAAATACTATTTTTTATCTTTTTGTATTCTTCATCTTCTGGTTTTAAATCTTTTCTTGGATTATACTCTGATGGTTTTAGCTTTAGTATGTTTATTTTTTGAATATTCATGGTTGACTCCTTTTCTTTAAAACACCTTGTTTCATATATACAATTTTTACATTCTCTTTTCATACATACTTCAAATCTCATAGGCTTTTTCCTTTTATTTTGGTTGCGGTCAAAGGATTCGAACCTTGTCTTTGGGATATGACCCCAATGTGCTGCCGTTACACCATCACCGCATATAAAAAAAGCTACCTAAAGGGGATTAGGTAGCAAACTGAAAAATATATTAAGAAATAGAATGGAAAATATTTAATATTTTTGCAATTATAATTATAACAGATTAGTTTTTTAAAAAATACAGACAATTTATATAAATTTTATATACAAAACTAAGACATTTTTTTACTTTTGTTATATTCCCTCTGCATTTTTGCTATTGACCTTTCTATCGTTTTTTGTATAGCACCATATCCTCTATCCTTTTTAGTAGCAATTTCTTCTATACTAATCATCGAATAAAATCTTAACTCTATAATATCTTGATTATATTTTTTCAATGTTTTTACTAAATCTTCTACGATTTTTATTTTTAATTGCAATTTTTTTATACTTCTTTGCTTATCAGATATTTTGTCTTCTCGTTCTATTACTTGATTTTCAATGCTAGATTGTACATATCCTTTAGCTTTTGGCATACCATCTATATTAGATCCTTTTATATCTATTATTTCATTTTGTAATTCTTCTATCTCCGCTTCCATTATACTTATTCTAGCCTTGTATGTATTATAATTTTCTAATACCTCTTGAACGTTCATCTTTTGCACTTCCTTTCCATTTTTATTTTCTATCGAGTTTGTTTTTTATTTTTTATTGTAAAACGAATTTTTTTATTATTTTTTCTTACAGATTATTGTTTCTATCGTTTTTTTATTATCTATTATTTTTTCTATTGTTATTTTGATAGTCTTTAACGACATTACAATATCTGATATATGTATATGGTTCTGTGTTATTTAAAACAATTTTGTTAATTTCTCTTCTTTGTATTCCTTGACTTTGTAATAATTTCATAAACCTTTTCTTGCTTATTTTTTTATTGTTAATTTTCTTTGCTAACTCCCACACTGCATTTATAACAGGCTGTACTGCTTCACTTATTGCTTTCATTGCATCGCAAAAAGCATCTGCTACTGGTTTTATTATTTCTGTAATCTTTTCCTTTATTGCTTTTTCCGCTTCTAAATATTCCTCTTCTAAAACACTTATTGTTTTATTATCTGCATCACAAATTATTTCTGTAATATATCCTGTCTTTATTAAAAATTCTATTTTTTCAAGAGTAACATCCTTATATTCACATTTTCTCATATTATTTCCCCTTAATACTTTTGAATTTTTGTATTATAATCTCTTTTTATCCATTTTTCGCAGCAGTCACTCGCTCCTTTTGTTGTTTTACAAAATGGATATCTTCCGCAACTTCCACATCTAGCTTTAGGCTTGTTTGGTTCGCTCATATTCTTCCCTTTCCTTTTTTAAGATTTCACACATTAAACATACCCTTACTTTTCCATTGTCAGACCATAAGGAAAATCTGTGACAAACTGGGCATCTGTGTTTTGGTGTTTTTCCTGTCAATTTTTTTAATCTTTTTTTATCTTCTTCATCTCTTATTTTTTTAGACAAATTACTCATTTGCGTACCTCCATTTATTTTTTATTTTTATTGAAAATGTCCAAACCTAGCAGTTTCTTCATAACATTTATTTTTTAAATCTAAGTCTTTTATTATATTTTTTAATTTACATTCTTCATATAAACTTTCTGCAGGTTCTATATTTCCTTTATCGCTATCAATATAAATTGCTAATGGTTCTTCTAATCCTATCGCATAAGATAATTGAACTTCACACCATTTTAAATTACATTTTTTCAATGTTTCTTTTGCTATTTCTCTTGCTTTATATGCTCCGCTTCTATCTACTTTTGTAGGATCCTTTCCAGAGAAAGCTCCTCCACCTACATTAGAAAAAGATTGATATTGATCTACTACGATTTTTCTTCCTGTTAAACCTGCATCACCTTCAAAACCACCTATTTTGAATTTTCCTGTTGGATTTATTAAAAACTTTTCTATCATTGTTTCATATTTGTTTGCTATCTCGCAGCACATATCTATAATGATTTTATCTGTTTCTTTTCTGTCCTCTTCTGTATTCTGATAACAAATAGTAAATGTCTTTATAGCTTTTAATTCCATATTGTCACCATATAATCCTGTTATTTGTGCTTTTCCATCAGGTAGGAATCTACCGTCCTTTTTTCTTAATTCATCATATTTCTTTGATAACTCTTGCAATATTACCATTGCTACTGGTAGCATTTGTTCTGTATCGTTGCAAGCATATCCAAACATCATTCCATTATCTCCAGCACCATTTACTTCATCATTAGTTCCAAGTGCAATGTCTGGACTTTGTATTCCTATATTATCTATAATTTCATAATCAGTAGAATATCCTACATCTTCTAATACTCTTTTTGCTATTGATTCTACATTTATATTTGCTTTGCTTGTTATTTCTCCAGTTATAAATATTTTCTTTTTTCCTCCTACTGTTTCTATTCCACATCTGCTATTTTTATCTTGCTTCATGCATTCATCTAATATTGCATCACTTATTTGATCACATACTTTATCAGGATGTCCCCTGAATACAATTTCATTACTATATAGTTTCATTTTTCTTTTCCTCCTTTTCCGCTTCTTCATTGATAGTTTCAATAACTTTTTGTATTGCAAGTGGTGTGTATCTTATTCCGTTTTCATTAAATGCTTGTGCAACTATTTCAGTATCATTTCTTTGCATTCCACACCCCATCAATAATTTTTTAAACCTTTTTCTTGTGATGGTTTCTAATCCCATCTTTTTCATTAATCTTCTATAATCATCTTTTTTAAATGTAATTAGAATTTCTCCTGAATATCCTCCTTCAATTTCCTTTAATTCTGCTTCTTGACATTCTTCCCCTGCAAGTTCTATTGAATTTACACTTCCTACTTCTGTCACATTTCCTGCTGCATCTTTCATATATAATTTTCCATTTACCTCAGTTTCTGTTGGCATATTTTCCTCCTAATTTTTATATTTTTTGCTATATCTCATGTCAGTTGTTAACATACATTCTCCATTATTTATGTAACAACTTGTTTTTTTGCATTTTTTATTTTTGCTTGGATCACACATAAAAAATGCCTTTTCTTTTAGTTCTTTATTTTCTGCTTCTAGTCTTTTATTTATTTCTATTAAGTTATTATTTTCTAAGCATATTGTTTCATAATCGCTTTCTTTATACCTTTTAATAAAATTTAGTACTTGTCTTATTGATGTTTTAAAATAATTAACTCTTTTCCCTACAAAAATCACATTATCAAATACACATTTTTCTACTATATATGTTGCAGAATCTATATCTTCGCCTCTTAGTATATTATTTATTGCTTGTTGAATTTTTTCCTCTTCTTCTTCAGACATTTAATTTTCCTCCCAATAATCAATTTCCGCTTCTCTAGTTATTTCATCTATTTTCACATCATATACTTGTCTGTTTATTTCCTCTTCTATTTCTCGTTTATCTAAATCTTCATTAAGTTCTATTTCTAAACTAACTGGATTAAAATATACTGTTATTTTCTTTTTCAATTTTCTAGCCTCCTAGATTTTAAATTCTTCTTTTTCATATTTTTCAAAAGCTATTATTCCTAATATTTCTATTTGGTCTAGTCTGTATCCATTTATAATTAACCAATCTTTATTTGTTCTTGCATCATGGTACGTTTTAACTATTGTTATGTATTCACTCTCTAAACCTTTTAATTTGTACCTCAATATATCTTTCGCTTTAATTAAATCTTTTATATCCTTGCTGTGCTTTTCTATATTTGCTCTTTCTACTATTCCTTTTTTGCATTCAATATATTGTGCCATATAATATTTATTATTTATAACTTGATCTACTCTTCCATCTTTAGTTCTTATAAAATCATTATTTGATATAATGCCATCATAATAACATCCATTACATCCCATTTTTTCTACTCTACAATGTTGCCATTCTTTATCAGTACATTTATCTTTATCTGACATATGTTTTTTCCTCCCACTTTAATATTTATTTTTTATGGTCATTCTTTTGTTTTATCTTTTTTGTCTAATTCCTTTAATACCACTTTTATTGCTTCTTTAAAATTGCCTGTTCCATTTATTTCATTAAAGTTTAAATATTTATATAAAATTTCTTTTGCTTTTTCGAGTTCCATTTTAAACCTCCATTTTGACTTTTCTTTTTAATTTAGCAATTACTGATGTCTTATTATAGTTTTTCGCAATTAAATATGATGTATATCCATCTACTAGTTCATAATCTGCATCAATAATTATTGGAGATTCAAACTTGTTATTCTCTCTATAATATTTAAATTTTTGTTTTAATTTCTTTGGATTTGGTTTTGTAAAATGTTTAGGTATTTTTATTTTGTTTATTTCAACCTCAACTGCTGTTTCACTTATTAGAGCATCTATAATAGCTGATTGTAATTTGGTATGTTTTTCTAAAAGGTTTATTATTTCATCATTTCCTTTTTGTATTTTTAAACCACTATATTGTATTATTGATATTGTTATCCATAATAATCCATTCATTACCCATGCAATGTTATTCTCTATAATTCCTGTTGCTATACTTAATATTGCTATTGAAATATTAAGCATTATTCTTAATTTTTCTGACCTTTTTAATTTGATTGCCTCTTCCCAAGTTCTTAATTCACACATTTGGTATCCTCTCCTTTTTTTCTTCTTTTTATCTGCAGCACAAGATATTTTTGTAAATCAATATTTCTTTTACTTCTGCAGATATTTAAATCTTGAATTTCATTTTCTAATTCTGTTATTTTTTCCTTTAGTTTTCTATTTTCATAAACTTGATCATAATACAATTGTTCATAATCCTTTTCTTGCATATTACTCTTTCCTTTTATTTACTTTGTTTATAACTTTTGCTACTGCTACACCTGCTTTTGTTAACTCCTTGTGTTGCTTGAATAATTTATTACGATTCATTATTAATTCTTCAGCATTAGAAACTAATACTAAATTATCTAAATCAAAATTTCTATTGTTACCATCTGCAAATATTACTTTGTGTCCTTCAGGTATTTTTCCATGTGCTTGCTCATAAATATATCTACCTTTTGGCATCCAGTTCTTTTGTAATTGTCCATCTTGTACTTTTATTAATATTCCATCTCTGCTATTATATCTTTCACTACCTATTGGTCTGCGATTTGCTGGAACATTACCTTTCTTAAACATTGTAGCTTTGCATTTCTCATATTGTTCAGGACTCATATATCCTTTTTTTCCTTTATTCGCTGGAATATGTCCCTTTGGAAATTGTCCTCCTAAAATTCCGCTTCTAATACCTAATTTAGTCTTTTGATTTGAAATAGCATTTTCACTTACATTTGTGTTAAACTTTTCATTAAACCTTCTTGTCAATTCTTTTAATGTAATTCCCTTTACATTATCAATTAGAAACTGATGCTCCTCAGCAGAATATTTATGTACCATTCTTTCCATCTCCTATTTGTAGAATGTCTGGTATTTTTTCTTTGCCGTATTCATCATAATGTTTTACGGCTTTTAATGCTAATTCCCCATTATTTATTATCGTTTGTGCTATATTTGCCATTGACTTAGCTCTTTCTCTTTCTTCTTGTAATTTTTCTCCTGTTAGATCATCATCGTTTAATCTTTCTAATTGTTCAAATAAGTGATCATTTAAATCTGCTAATGTGTTTTTAGTTCCCATTTTTTATTCCCTCCTTTTGTATTTGATAGCAAGCATGTCTTACTTCCTTATAAATTTCTTTGGTTGTCCACTTTTTACCACCAACTCTATATTGCTTTGGTACTAATTCTTCATATCCTGCATAATCTCCATAATGTGCATAATCCCAACCAATAAACCAACCTTCTATTTTTTCATTTTCTGCTGCATAAATATGGTTATTTGTATAAGTAATTCCACCATGCACATCAACATCTATCTCATTCATATCTTTTTCATAAAATTTATGATTTTGTGGTATTTTTATATAAGCAGTTGGATGTGTTCCCAAATTAATTATGAAATAAAGTAATCCGAAACAATAACCAGTTGATAAAATTTCTCTTTTAGAACCTGTAGAATATATCATTTCTTTCATACTCTAGCTCCTTTCTATTTCTTAATATTCTTCAATTTTTATATAAATTCTCGGTGTTTTGTCATATTTCTTTTCAATTTCTAGTTTAGTAACCTGCGTGTCATCTTGAAACGCAAACTTATTCATTGCATCTAATACAATTTTTATAATATTATCTGCATCTGGTTTTTTAGTAGGACTTATATTATCCTGTAGCATTTCCGCTTCTTTCTTTTTACTTGTACTTTTAGGAATTCCAAAGTAAGCTATAATTGTTACCATTACTCTTGATTCAATTGGTTTGAAATTTGGATATTCTCTTATAAACCATTGTCTTAATGCATATTCATAAAGTTTTGTATTTGTTGGTGTATATGCTCTCCCTGTTCGAGTATTCATTCTTGGTCTTGCTTTTCCTACTATATCGCCTATCATTTCAAATTCATATATCATTAGTATCACCTCTTCATTTTTATTCCTTTGGCATTTTATATGTAAAACTAAAATTTTGTGTCATTATTTGTTTATACATATCTTCTAATATTTCATTTGCTCTTTCTGCTGTTTTATATTGTCCTAATAATCTTTTACTATCAGGATAATAAGCAGTTATAGTATATATATAATTTTTATAATTCAGTTCTTTTTCTTCTACCTCAATATAGTTTAAATTGTCTGTGCTAGTTATTGCTTTTCCATCTTGAGTAAATATCATCATATTTTGTACACCTCTATTCTTTTGGCATCTTATAAACCTTTGGTTTATTAATATAATTTTTTATTTTTCTAGTTGTACAATCAAATATTGCTTTTACATTTTCATATTCTTTTACAATTTCTTCTAATATCTCTTTTGCTCTTTCCTTTGTTTCGTAATATCCTAAAGTTGAGTTTGTATCTGCTGTCGCTTCTATTGTAAATCTGCCTTCTTCATCAGAACATATCCATATACTTTCTACTTTATCAAAATTTACTATTTCTTCTTTATCTTGACTTACTATAAGCATTCTTCTTCCCCCTTAAATTAATATTTATTTTTTAGGCATTTCATATATATCAAATTGTTCATATTTATGTTTCAAAAGATTTATCATATAATCTTTTCCTTCTTTGGTCGCATTTTTGAAATAACTAAAATTGCTGTACGCAGTTCTAATTTCTTTTAAAATTTCATTTGCTCTTTCTTTAGTTTCGTAATATCCTAGTTCTCTATAATTGTCATCTCTTCCAACTATAAAACCTGCAGATATTAAATAGCCCTCTTCTTGACAATCACTTATATTTACATCCATTATGTTGTCAAAATTTAAGAATTCATCTTTATTCTGATTCACTATTATCATTAAAAACATTCTCCTCTTCTTGATTTTGTTGTTTTTGTTCTTTCATTTTGCTAATTTTTAAATCTTCTAATACTCTTGTTTTATATATTCTTGTATCCCAATTTTTCCTTAATTGCCTTATGTTTTTTAATAGATTTATTAGATCTCCTGTAATTAGCTTGTTGTTGTATTTATCAGAAAAGCCTTTAATTGTTGATATAAATTCTATTTTATCTTTTATATTTCTTCTTTCTTTTCTAGTCTTTTGTAACCTAGTTGCTACCTTTGTCAATTCAAATGCATTTAGTTTACTTAGTTCTAATTCATGCAATAAATCATCTTGTTCTAATTCTTTTGTTCTTAATTGGTTTTTTAGAGCTGAGTTTGTCTTTTCAATGTTTGTAAAAAAATAATTCATTTCTTCGACAAACTTTTCTATTTCATCTATATTATCAATTTGCATTGTTACACCTCTTCTTTTTCAAATTCTCTTATAGCTGGGTTTAAGCACTCATTACATAACGCCAGTTTTAACTCCCCTCTTTTTGTAAGTGTGTGAGGCATTGTAGCAATTCCACCTTTCATCTCTTGTTTTTTATCTAAAATTCTTATTTCTGCACCACAATAATCGCATTTGTAATATTTATATAAAATTTCTTTTTTGTATCTTACTAAATGACTTCCTGTAGGCTTTGGTTTTTCTTTTTCGTATATTGGTACATTTTCCCTATCTGCTATCCCTTGAAATTTGCTCATGCTATAATCCTCCCATTTCATATATCGTATCCGTATCGTATTGCAAACTTAGTTCTGTTTGGTCTGCTGCAGATAAAATACATTTTTTAAAATATTCTTTTGGTTTTTTTATTTTTGTTTTTGTATTTGCTACCGCAAAGTTTTGTAATGCGTATAATATCTTTTTTGAATTTATGCCTTCTGCTTTTTTTCTAGTTTTGAAATCTAGATATAGCTCTGTTAATATTTCTTTAATTTCAATTGCTAATGCTGGATCAAGGATATGCAGTTCACAATTATTTATAATTCTCTGAATTTCCATCTCATCCATCTCATCAATTTTCACTTTTTCATTTTCTTCTGGTACATGATCAGAAGGATAGATAGATTTCATTTTATTTAATTTAATTTGATTTAATTTGATTTGATTTAATTTGCATAATTTTGCATAGGTATTTTTCAATTTTGCATTGCATTTGTATTTGTTTTTATATGCACTTGCATTACTTTTGCATATACCTTTTATGCTTTTGCATTTTTTGGTTTTTTCTTGCTTCTGTTTTTCCTTTTCTTTGTTCCATCTTGCATTCGCAGCTTGGCTTCTTTTTTCTTTTAAGTTTTCATACTTTTCCATTCTTCTTAATAAACTTGCTGACCAGAATGTTTTTCCATCTGTGTTAAATAATCCGCTTCTGCTTTCTTCATCTCTATACTCATTTATGCAATCATTCAAATATTTTTCTACATCAATACTTGTCCCTGTTTGCATTTTTATTGCTCTATATGTATTTTTATTTAAAGGTAACTTATATGTTGATTCGTTTCTTAACATTTCTAATATTGCCCAATATAAACCATATCCGTTCCAATCCATAATCACAACGCATTGACAGTATTTTAGGATCTGTTAATGCATTGGAGTCATGACTAAAATAATATGCATCCTTATTTGCCATATCTTCACACATGCCTCCTTTCTTAATTTTTTATGATGGTTTATTCATAATAGATTCAATGCTTATCTGTTGTTTTTTATATAAGTTTTCTAAGTATTTTCTTTCGCAGGTACTTCCTGCTCCCCTTTGAATACTTTTCCAACTTTTCAATTTTCTACCGCATATTTTGCAAGTATAAATTTTATCTTTACTATTCATTTTTTCTCCTAATAATTCATATATTTAACTGCATCTTGACATAAGAACGTTTATTTGTTAAAATAAATATATGAGTATTTAACAAAATACTTTAAAAGAGTATGGTTTATTTATCTTGGTCGGTATCTAAGCTATTCTCTTTTTTTATTTTAATAATTCCATTAGATATTGTTTCTAATGTTTCTGCAGTATAATCTGCAATTGCTTTTAAAGTATAATTTGTATCTGCTTCTGCAGCATGTCTTATTGTTTGTAAATTTTCTATTCTGTCTGCTCTTTCTTGAATTAGTTGATTTTCTAATTCTTTTACTCGATTTTCTAAATAAACAAGTCTTAATCCTTGTCTAACTATTGTGTTTTCATCTTGATTTGCTAGATGTTTCGCCATCTTTTTCTCCCTCCTTTGTTTTAGAATATTCTTGCATTCTTCTTGGAATAACAGTTGTGTAGTTACATATATCGCAACATCTACCTTCATTTACTGGGTGTGCGTTATTTCCGTAACCTTGATATTCTTTGCCACAAATACTACAATATTGTTTCATTTTTGTTCCTCTACTTTCTTAATTCACTTAATTTGTATTTCATTTTTGCTAAAGTAATAATGTGCCATATATAACAATCATGTAATTTCTTATCCATGTTTTCCTCCTAAGCTTTTTATAATATTTATAATTCCGTTTTTTAATTTTAAGTTTTCATTAGTTACTTTTTCTAATTCTATTTTCAATTTTTCAAATTCTTGTCTTCTATTGCTAATACAATCATCTTGCCATTCAATACGAGATTTCATTTCCTTATATTCATTTATAGTAATTATCATTTCATCTTCTTTTACCATTGCATTAAAAGCAAAATCTTCATCATTATCTTCCATTTTTATGTCCTCTTTTCTTTGCATTTTTCTTTTTTTCTTCACTTTCTTCATATATTGTTTCTATAACAAGTATTATGACTAAAGCTAAAATTGGTAATAAATATTCTCCCCCCATTGCATCATAACCTCTTTGTGCTGTAGCATATTCTATTGCCATTGGTGTTAATATAATTGTTGCAATTATTATGATTAATTCTATAATCCTTACTATTAATTTTTTCTTATTAATTTTAAATTTTCTCATTTTTCTTTTCCCCTTCATCTAAAATTTTTTTTAATAAATTCAGTTTTGTTTCTGCTTGAATTCTTTTTTCTTTTTCCTGTTCATAAAGTTCTCTACTTACTGCATTTCCTCCAACTTTTATTTTGTATCTTCCTCCTGCAGTTTTTTTGAATTCCACTTCGTGATCTTCAATCATTTGTATAGCAACTTCATAACCTATCTTTTTTCTTCGCATAAATTCATTTAAACTAATCCATTCTTCTTCCATTTTCTCCCTCCTTGAATAATGTGTGTCGGCTCGCATTTTTTAAATTTCTTCATATATTTTCCTTTCTTTGTTAGGTTTTCCTAAGTTGTTTCGTAAAAAAAATATGGTATTTGGTCTAATGGAATATCTAACAATTCACAAAATCTAAGCATTTCTTTTCTTCTGAAATCAACGCTCCCATTTAATTTATTAATTAAAGTAGGAACACTCATCGGAACTTTAGATGCAAAATTTTCTCTAGTTTTAAATTTTTCAATAATTCTTCCAACTAGCTTGTCACAATTAAATTCTACATTATTTTCTTTCATTATATTTCCTCCTTTCTTGGTTAGGTTTTCCTAAGTTGTCATTATATTACCACTTAAATTTTTTCATGTCAATACTTTTTTTAAAAAAACTTAACATTTCCTAAGTTTTTTTAAAAAAGTGTTGATTTTTCCTAAGTTTTACTTTATAATAATTTTATCGGGAGGTTTGTTATGAGTAATTCAACTTTTGCAGAAAGATTAAAAGAAGCAATGAAAATAAGAGGACTTAAATCTTCACAAATAGAAAAAATAAGTGAGGATTTAGTTAATGAGCAAAAAATTAAAAGACCTATAAGAATGCCTGTTATAACAGATTACCTAAAAGGAAGATATGAGGCAGCACAAAGTAATATTTATGCTCTAGCTTTAATTTTAGATGTAAATGAAGTATGGCTTATGGGTGAAGATGTGCCTATGGATAGAAGTTATGGAAGAACAAAAATTGCAGAAATAAATATTATAAATCTTCTAACAAATGAAGTTGTGCAAAAAATACCTTATTCTTATAGAACAGATATTGCTGAAGATGATCCTAAAAACTTTTTTGCAATTTATGCTTCTGATAATTCAATGGCTCCTCTTCTTGATGTAGGAGATATAGCAATAATTAAAAAATATAAAAACTTTTCTAATAAAAAGACTTATCTTCTAAAAATCAAAGGTGGTGCACCTATTATCAGAAAGATTATTCAATCTGATAATGGAGATATAGAATTACACGCAATGAATATGTGGAATTATCCTGTTCAAAGTGATTTAAAATTAAACGATATTGAAATTTTAGGCGAAGTAGTAAGAGTAGAAAACAAAAGTGCTTTTAAATAAAAAAATAAATATATAAATGAAAGGAGAAAACAATGACTTGTAATAAATGCGGTAGCTCAAATGTAAATGTCCAAATGGTTACAGATAGCAAACTAAAAACTAAACATCATGGCATTATTTATTGGATTTTTATAGGTTGGTGGTTAAAACCACTTTTATGGATATTCTTAACATTACCAATGCTTTTAGGTTCATTATTTGGACATAAAAAGCAAAAAATAGTAACAAAACATTCAAGCATGGCAGTTTGTCAAGATTGCGGAAATAGTTGGAAAATAAATTAAAAAAAGGATAATGTGTTTCGATTTTGCGAGCCGACACACATTATCCAAGCAATAACCACTTTGAAAAGTGATTACTTTTTTATTATATATAAAAGTCTTTCATTTTTCAAGTGTTTTTGAAAATATTTTGAAGAATGGAGGACTTCTTTTATGGCTGTAAAAACCAACTGCATCAAGAATGGTATTCCATATTACAGAATACACCGAAAGATCAATGGGAAGTATGAAGATTTTTATGGAAAAAACAAATCAGAGGCAGAAGATCTATATTACCAAAGAAAAAAAGAAGCCGAAATTGGCGTAATACAAACAAAGGATATAACTATCAAAATATTAATGCATAAATGGCTTTTTTCTGTCAAAATACATGAAATTAAAGATACTACATTAGAATCTTACGAAGGTACTTTTAGAAACCATATAAAGCCATTTGCATTTGCAGATATTCCTATAAAAAAGATTTCTAGTATTGTAGTTCAAGATTTTTATAATACACTTTTTAAACAAAAAAGAACTACACCTACTATTGAAGATGTACACAAACTATTACATCAATTCTTCTTGTATTGTGAAACAGATGGATATATTGGAAAAAACCCCTGCAGGAAAGGATTAGTAAAAATTCCTAAAGATAAAAATGTTGATGTAGATGCAATTATAGAAAAACAAAAACTACCTTTTAATTACTTTCGTGATGATGAAGTTCCTATATTAAGAGATGCTTTTAAAAATAACAAATATGAAAAAGTTGTTGATTTTGCACTTGGTACTGGAATGAGAGAAGGAGAAATTGTTGGCTTGAAATGGGTACATCTAAATTTTGAAAAAAGAGAAATATATGTTAAAAATAATACTACTCGTGCTGCAACCTTTAATGAAGATGGAGAAAAAACAGGATATAAAACTAAGGATGGTACTCCTAAAACAGAAAGTAGCATTGATATTATACCTATGTCTGATTTTATTTATGATTTATTACAAAGCCTACCTCGTGATTCTGAGTATGTATTTACAGCTAATGATCACCAAATAGATAAAAAGGATCTTGAAAAGGTATGGAGAAAAACAATGCAATCATTAATTAAAGAATTATCAGAAAAAGGAATACAATTTGAATATAGAAAATTCCACGATTTAAGACATACATTTGCTGTTTTGTTGTTACTAAAAGGGACTGACTTATATGCAATTATGAAATTATTAAGACATAAAAAATTAGCATCTACAGAAATTTATCTTGCTGTTTTACCAGAATCAAAAGATACTTCTGTTAATAAATTAAATTATTTATTCCAAAACTAAAGTGGGAAATAAGTGGGAAAATAAAAAAATAGGGAGTTTCAAAAAGTCTTGAAACCCCTTATTTTATTGGTTTTTTATGCAATAATTTCAGATACTACACCTGAGCC